ATCACTGAGATTGGAGATTGCACCGTTGATAGTCTCCATCTGATCCGACATAGCCCCGGCAAACTGCACATTGCCGATTTGTCGTAGATACTGCTGGATCTCTGCTGAGTTTTTAGCGACTGTCGTAGTGATGCCCTGGAAGGTAAAACTGACGGTATCAGCTTGTTGCTTGGCGCGAATACCAAACTCTTTGAGCCGCTCAAACTCAAACGTTGAGGCATCCGCAACCGCCTCGATCATCTGCATCAGGTCTTTGCCCATTGCAGATGCGGTGTTGCCGTAGCTGCGCAGTGCTTCCGTGCTGGGGTCAAGACCCAGTGCTTTTAGCTTGATAAAACCCTGGACGCTCTGATCCAGCGTATAAGGTGTTTGCGCTGCAAAAGCATTTAGAGTGTTCCAAGCCTGAGAAGCAGCTTGTGTGGAGCCTGTGACAGTCCTGAGCGATGCCCTAAACGTTGCCGCCGATCGGTTAGCATCGAGGAAAGCGGAGCCTAATTGCTGGACAGTCACTGCGCCTGCGGCTAATCCCAACAGACGCGTCCCTAAGGCGGCGACCGATGTGCCCACGCCTCTAGACTGATCACCCATACGCTGCAGGTCATCGGTGGCCCGACGAACCTGAGAGGAGTCAGCAGCTAAAACTACGCGGGCGACATCTACCACTATTTTGATCTCCGATAGCGACTGTGAGCGCGAAACGCTGCCTTGATCCGCTTGGCTAGACTATCATGATCCGGTTCAGAATAAGCAGCAAATGGAGGTGGGCAGTCCGCGTCATTCGATTTGTGGTACTGACTCACAAACTCCTGACTCAATGCACGCACGATCCTCGCCTCCTCGTTGCTGATTATTGTCCCGGTGATTGCTGCCCAGGCCTGCATCTCATGCCAGGGCAACGTCACCGGCCCGCTCATCCCTGACCCACAAACGCCCATCTCATCGAGCCACCCTGCGATATAGCGCACCGGTTCGGCAACCTCCGGTAACTGCGCTAACGTGCTCTGCTGCGTGTTTAAAGACTCCCAGCGGCTGCGTGGCTTTGCACCTTTGGATTTGGATTTGGGAGATGCCTGAAGCCACGCTAGATGCCGATAATAAAGCCGGAGGGAGTCTAGGCTTCCGGGTCGTAGTTGGTTAGCTCACTGGCAAACTCCATCGCCTGGCGCCCAATCCAGTCCTGCTCCAGATAAATTTTGATTGCATTAGCTCGACTGTACTTCAGCGGCTCGCCGTCCAGATCAAAGTTGCTTGACCAGCCAGCGGTAATAGCGGCAAGAAATTCGGCACCAATCCGGCGAGACTGCTCTAGGCTCGGAGTTTTGTTTTTGCCTGATTTTCGCTCACGGTCTGCGATCGCGTTTCTAGCGGCGGTTGACTGCATCCCGTACAGATACAATTCAAGGGGCTTGTTCTTGTCATCCAGAATGACCTCGCCCGTATAGGGATTGGTCAGTTCCAGCGTTTGCGCGATATCACACGCTGCGGTTGTGTTGAATCGGTTTAGATCCATTGCTGTCTTACCTCTAATTGCTGTCTTGGTTGCTGTCTACTGGTAGAGGCGGGACCGGTCTGGAGACAGCGAACCAGACCGATCCCTATTGCCCGAGGGCAATTCGATTAGCTGGACGCTGACAAATCCTCAAGGATGTCGTCAGTGATACCCAGCGTGACCGAGGCAGTCGTGATCTGATCGACAGATCCGACATTGACGGTGTAGCTCATGACCTGCGCCGCAAAATAGATGACGGTCAGATCCTGCAACGTGACCTTGATGGGAACAGAAGAATCAGAATCGCGTGCAGCGATCAGATCTTCCTGGCCCTCTTCATAGGGAACACGCGCCATCGTCATGGTCACCGAGCCATCGTTATAGCTGCCCTTGCGCTTAACGGTGCGACGATCCCCTAGAGGATTAAAGGTGACCTCGGAATACTCTCGGCCAAACTCACCAAGATCGGAGACCTCACCAATCTCAGTCCAGTTGACAGACTCGAAACCAGTCACGTTGTAACTGGCCTCGTTGGGAACAGCATCACCGATATAGATTCGGGTGCCGGCGGACGTGAAGGCCTGACTAGCCATTTTATTTACCTCTCAAGTGCGGCCCAATAGCCGATATCAACGATGATTTTGTACCACCCGTTTTCACTGACGCCAGGCTGGCGATTGTGAGTTCGGATCGTTACGTTTACCCCGCCATAGGTGATCTCACTACCAATTGGAAAAGCAGCGAAGATTTCATCTGCTTTCGTCTTGGCTGCGATTGCGCCACTGCCGGCAGGATAATGCAGCAACGCCCGAAAAATGCCGTCAGTGATATTGGTCTGTGACAATCCCCATCCGGTGATGTCGTTATCTAGCGTCCTGATCTGCACATAGGCAGTATCAGGCTCAGGTGAATATGCGAAGTTTTCATGCGCGATCGGCAACCCAAAACCCGCATTAATGAACGTTGAGATAAATGCCTGATCAATTTTGACGCTCATCTGCTGCGTCTCGCTTGCTCTGAAATAATGCGCTCAAGCCTTGCTACTGAGCGCGCAACCATCCCATCTTCTTCTTCCCAAACCTCGGCATACGGCAAGTTATTGGTCAGATACATCGTGGTATAGGCTCGGACGTTGCGCTGTACCTCGCCCATCGCCTGCCCGCCATTTAATCCCTCAGCCAATTGATCTTCCCGATCAATCTCAGATCGCGCTGGCTGACCTACAGTCGTTTGCCAGTTGCCGCGCAAACGTCCAGTATCAACGCGCGTCGTGCGGATCACACCATTAAACAACTCGATCTTGACTGCTCGAATTAACTGATCCAGGTCTAGTCCGAGGCGTTCCGCGACCTCGGGGATTTCGTTGATGATCGTCGCCATTAGCCGCGAATCCTTGCAAAATAAACAAGAGGGATGCCTGCAGGATCTGTAGTCTGTATTTCTTCTATTGGATAATTGCGGCCATTTAGTTTGATCCTGTCTGTGAGCAACGGCACGCCACCAAAAAAGTATGTCCACCAATCAGGGTCTTTGGGCTGCAGCACAATTTCCCTGTCGGTAGCCTGAATCCGGGTGCCATCAATCAGGTTGTTTGGATATCTTCTGACAATCCCAAAAAGGCTAATGCTTTGATCGTAGCCAGTAGTGACAGTGCCGGTAACTGGATCAATATCACCAGCAAACTCCCGGACAATCGTGATTGGCTGACCAAATCGAGCCAGCAACCGATTAGTAGTCTCTTGCAGAGATCCGTAAAAGCTCACGAGCGCATCGCCTCAATTGAGAACAGCCCGCCACGCTTCATGAGGCTCGCCACAAGGGCACTAGATCTGCTCTTGGTACTGACCTGCCCTACCACGTTAGGATTTGCGTAAGCGACCTCTACAGCGCCGTCTACGCGCTCACGCACGACCGGTAGCGTCTTCGTCGGGTTGTAAAGATCCTCTCCACTATTGATATCCAGGGCGAGCGCCATTTGCGCGGTAATCACTTGGCGCGGGATCTCGGTTTCTTCCCACTCCCATCCATCAATAATCACATCAGAACGCGGAAACGCTAGCGGCTGATCACGAGTAACACGGGTGCCTTTTAACTGCGATTCCAGACTGTCGATATACTGCGCGGCCTGGATCAGCTGCACATCGGTAGCGTCTTCATCGGCGATCGTCACGCCAAGCGTTGCGGCGTAAGCGATATAGTCGGCCCGAGTCACATAAGAATCAGCGCCGGTCACAATTGATCCGTCTTCGACGATTAAACTCATGACCGTTCTTCCCATCGAGCGCGGAATATGCCTTGGGCATTCGCGCTGTTAATGCTGTTGAGCCGAATGTAGAACGTGCCCGGCGCAAAGCCAATTGGCAGATCTTCGCTTGCGCTGATTTCGTTGGCTTGTCTTGCAGGTGACCCCGCATTCAGCAGCAACATATCAACTACTGTGCCACCTGTATGCGTGCCGCCTGTGCTCATTGTGATCTGTGGTGTGACTGAGGGTGCCTTATTCATTTGATTGGCGCCAAACACTGGAATAGAGGTTCCAAAAGTGCCGCCCTCAGTGCCGCCAACAATCAGTTCTATTTCTAACTCTCCAAGAATTAAAGATGCACCAAACGTGCGAACAATGGTGTCAACCGTAGAAACGATTTTGATTACTTGAGTCGCATCAGACGCAATGTCGAATTGGTAGAAGGTAAAGAACTCACGCCCTTCGAGAAAGGCCGTTGACTCGTTATCAGTACGCAATCGACGGTAGCCCGTCTGAATGGTAGACATCAGATCGGAAGGAAGACCGCTGAGTGCGTACCAGTTGCTCATTTGCCTCGATACCCTGAGGCATAAGCAGCGCGACCTTGGCGAGCAGCTTTAGCTTTCGCACCCTGGCCGGTGTAGCAGGCGCCAGAACTGCCCCACTTCCAACCACGTTTGCCATTTTTGGTGCAGCGCTGCACAGGCATCAGGATTCTTCCTGTTGACTTGCCTTGCGTTGCTTACGGCGCTGCTGCAAATACCAAAGGCGATATTCGCGGCTGCCGGGTTTGGCGTATTTACGCTGCATCTGCTTTCCTCGGGCGACCGCGACGCGGAGTTTGTTTTGCTGCGATCAACTCGCTGACTACTCTTTCCAGCTCTTCGATGCGGCATTCGTGATCAACGATCACAGCGTCTTGTTCAGCCACAGAAACCGGCTCAGGCTGTTTTGACTTTTTCAGTCTTTCATCGATCTCCCGGCTATTTGCCAGCAGTGCGTTAATGTCCGTCATGTTTGCTGTCTCCAAAGAGTCAGCCCCGACCGAGGCCGGGGCTTAGATCGATCAGTTGGTGATCAGGAACGCCATCGGCACATTCTTGCGCTCGATAACGCGATCCCAAGTAGCACCATTCTGAAGTTCAGAAACGCTAAACGAATCCGCACTCGGAGTCTGGCCAGATGCAATGCGGAAACCGAACGGATGCAAAAGCCAAGTCTTGCGAGTCCAGAGGGTTTCAACGCCACCACCGTCACCGGCACGCTCCTGGCGCTCGACCTCGACGGGGACACGCGGGGTGCCATCTCCGTAGCCGATCACGCCTGCACCAAACAGAATGGATGTGTACTCGGCATCAGTGCCGGAAGTCGCGGCCTGGACAGGCAGGTTATCGTCAACGATGACTCGATTTCCAAGGAAGGTCGGAATCGTCATGTTGCCCTGGCTGTCCGGGATGAAGTCGATATCGTCGTTATCGACCATTCGCTTGTAGACCACTGAATGCACTGCAATGGCACTCAGCGAATCGTAC